TATTTCTTCTGGTGTTATTATTATCATTAAATGTATTACTTAAATTACAGTTTTTAATATGTCTCAAATAATTAATATCTGTGAAATTATCAAAAGAATGACAAGTTAAATTAAGTTTTTGTTTCAACATATTCATTGACTGGGATACATACTCTGCACCAAGCAAATACATATATTTTGCTATTATTAATACATTATTCTCTGCGCTTACCTTCTATTAAATCTGTTTTTATTTGTTTCTGATTTATCCAATTTAAGTAAGCATCAAAATACTTTTTATATGTTTTAGTTTTTGTAATGTCCATAATATTATACTTTAAATTGTTAAACATAAAAATAGAGACTGGGGAAACCCCAGACTCTTTATATTATAAAAGCCATATCCGAATGTTTTATAAACGCGAAATAAAACTACAACTTACTTATAAATAAGCAGCAATGTTCTTCTTTTTCTTATAAAAGAACATTTTATGCAGAAACCTCGCCTTAATGTTTTTTATTAACAATCAAATATATCAATTACATCAATTATGACCATTAAAAAGGATATAAACACTCCCACGCCACGACGGGTCAGGCAAAGTTGAACAGGTATAACCCGTGTCTATCCTTAACTTTTCCTTACATCTATTATCCCCGATGCTTCACTCTAAAACTTATAGTACTTAAAAGAGTGATAAGTTCTTTCTTTCCTATTATAAACTTTCAGCTTTATTGGGTATCTCTTATACTTCTTACTACTTCTTTCTAAGTTTATCAGGCTTATACTTGAATAAGTAATTTTCTAAGTTCTTCATTGCAGTTTGTCGTTGCCCTATAAGGATTTGAACCTTAACTTTTAGAATCAAAATCTAACGTGCTAACCGTTACACTATAGGGCATTAAAAGACAGTTGAAAGTGGACTACTGCAGATGCTCTTAAACTCCCTGTCTAACCTCTAAAATCTATGAGGTAAGTTTTACCACAACATCTCCCACATTGTTGGTCTTAATATATAAAAACACATTAGGAGATAGTTTTACTTATATTCTATCTCTTATCTATTGCAAATCAATAAGAGAATTAAATACTTTTAAACTGAATGTGTTAAATTATAAAACTGTGCTGGAACCCTTACCTAATAGGACTTTTTTCATACCAGCAGCTTAGTGGTACTCTCCAATAAGGTAGTCAATCTTAATTTTGAGTACGCTCTTAGACTTTATTCCTCCATTACAGGTGCTCTTTTTATAACATCATGTAATAATTTACTTATTTTCATAGGTTGACTACTCCTACTATCTTTGTTCCTCATTACACTATTTATAAAAGGTCAGTTTTAGTTCCCCCATCAGGTTATAAGCCTGAATCTACTATGTAATAATAGTTATTTTATTATTTTAAACTATAGGGGATAAAATGAAGAAAATATACTTTATGCAAATTGTTTGATGAATTTTCCAATTTTCTCGGAGTTCTGGAAGAAAAACCCTGATTGTGTTCTGACTTCCGTTGTAAGACTTCCATCTTCTTTTTTGACTACAACTTTTCTTGTTGTAGTAGTCATTGGAATTGCTATTAATGACTTTTTCAAAAGGTCAGATTTTTTTATTAATTTTCTTTTCATAATTAATATAATTTAATTGTTAATACTAATGTTATTTACTTGTTATGTAATCAGGAGTAGGATTCTTTTCATCATCATATTCCTTAAGTTCGTATTGCTCATCAAAGCGGTCATAATGCATACCACCTTTTTGGTATTCTGCAAGTTCTTTTTCTGCTTCTTCCTTAGAAGTAAAAGAACCAATAGCCACAGGGTCTTGACCATTGATTGTTGAGATAATTGTGTATTTTTTCATTTTATCAAATATTAATTGGTTAGATAATCAAAATAAAAGCACACACTCAGTTACTACATAGTCTCTAATAGGATTTTAAATGTGGTTTTCCTGTAAACTACTCCACTTATCATATTGCGTGTACTTTTATCATTATTCCATCTCTGCAAGTTGTTGTGCTACCCACATATCAAACTCTTCTTCTGCTGCCATTCTATCAGCCTCTTCTTTTGCTTCTTGGTCAGCCAAAATATATGCAGGAGGGCAATACTTATATTCAGTCTTGCAGATGGTTTCATCTTCTTCCGATGGGTTATCCAATGGAACTTTGACTATTGAGTAGCTGCCAATATATTTAGCTGTTATCTTGCTGTTATAATATTGTGTAGCTTTTTCTTTGGTAGAGAAATGCTTTCTATCTTCATAGAAACATTTGTCTTCAAAGCTCTCACCATTGTCCCATTTGTGGATTATTATATAAATTTCCATAGTATTCTATTATTAATTGGTTAAACTTGTGCCATATTAGAGAATTGAACTCCACATTGGGTTTATTGCCCAATGACTAACCTGTATATGGCATAAAATTAGTGTTCTATGGATGGTCCCAATAAAGGTCTTCAGGAAGCTCATCCTTTAAGACATCCTCTAATGTTAAAGGTATTGCAAGTTGTCTTGCTCCTTCTTGTACTAACCAAAACTCATCATGTGTCCACATTATTTTGATAAGTTCTTTGTTGTTCTCATCATTATAATAGGACTTTTTGTTATATGTTCTATTGTCTTCTAAGACATACAAAGTATCAATACAGTATGGTTTGGTAATGGTATTTTCAAAAAGTGTTTTCATAATTATATAATTTGATTGTTAAATATTAAAAGTCCTTTCTTCATTAACTTGGTTGGTAGGACTAACACCACGACTGGAGCTTACAGTATAGCATCTTAGTTTATTTATATTTTCGCCAGATGTCGAAAATTCAAGAGTTTTATAAAAAACTGTAACCTCTCTATGTTACAGTTTTTAATTAATTTAATATTAATACAATAGAGAGTAGTCCTTTTGGAACTTTGTATAGTAACTCATGGGAGAACTGCCCTCCAACATTAGCGAAGCACACAGCTTGCTATGTTTCTAATTTTGCATGAGTTTTTTATATTAGATAGAGTCAAAGTCAATACTCCAGCCTCTTAATGAGGCTTTATAAGCAGCTTGGAACTCATTTATTTTGGATACAAAATAGTTCCAACTATCTATGTTTACACATAAAGAAGAGTTGTCTACAATGTACAGGAAGCATTTTACAACTTCTTTGGGTTGATTTAATGATGTAATAAATTGTGCATTATTAAACTCTTTTATTACATCATTACCTTTAACAGGAGGTTCTTCTGCATATAATGAAGAAATTGAAAATGTTACAATACTGATAATAAGGATAATTTTTTTCATAATTGATTTTTTATTTGATTGTTAAACATATAAGACATAGCTATGACCTTTTATGTCATATTTTTATGTTATGTCTTTTTTTAATAAACAGAAAGCCCCACAATGGGGGCTTGAGGATTTAGATGACATCGTAGACCTCATCCTGAGGTACGAGTTTGCTGGTTGCCTTGACAATGCAAGGCTTAGCCTCTACAACGCCTGTTTCTCTATCTTTGGTCTTCATCAGACCAATTTGCGTAGTTGCAGTAACCTTGTCCACTGTAGGGTCAAAGTTTTTTGATACTAAAGACTCAAAGGTAGGTTTGAATTTCTGGTCTGTAATGTCCTCCTTCTTAGTTCCTTCTGGAATAGTGAAACCATAGAAGAACCATCCGCCTTGCGGGTGTTTGAAGAATCTGAATTTGTTACAGCCTGCTGTTTTTAAAGTCAGCATTAAATTTACGGTTGTACCTTTGATAATTTTACCTTCCTCGATTTGAGGGTTAGACAATGCTGCTGAAATTTGTTCATTTGTTAACATGATAAATAAAGTATTAAAAGGTTATGGCAGGGGACCATCCCAAACTGCCGAAAGCATGGGGGGGTTTTGGGTGGCTATCCCTCTCTCATACCAACAAAAAAATTTTCAAAAAAAATTTCAAAAAATTTTTAAAATTAAAATTTTATTATTATATTTGCACCCAATGGGACATAACAAGTACTGTTATATTCTTACTTACTGTAAAAGGCTAACTATAAGTTAATTTAGTCCCCAAGCCAACTATAAAGAATAAAGGGTATATAGAAGGGCAGAGGTAATTGGGGCTTAGAGATAACGAGAGTGAGAACTAATAATATATAAACGCCTAAATTAGCTAATAATTAGAGTAGAATTTTTCTACAGCCCACCACTTAAAGCAGGTTTTGTGGAGGTCTCTCTTTTTACTTCCAAGTAAGATTAAATATAATAGGAATTAATTTTACTATATCTTTTTTTTCAATTATACATTTTACTTTTAGTTTTATTTTAATTTTATTCCTTAAATATTAATAGATGTTAAAATAATAATTTTTATTTGGTGATTTAAGTAAATCACTTTATTTTTGTGATGTTAAAATTGTTGCGATATTTTCATTTGTGATATTTTTATGTGGTTGATTAAATAATTGATTAAAAACCATACTGATGTGAATCAGGGTGGTTTTTTCTTGCACTTATGGTGGAATTGGTAGACACACCTGTCTTAGAAACAGGTCCCTTAGGGAGTGGGGGTTCGAGTCCCTCTAAGTGTACTAATAATAAATAAAAATTATAATTAATATGACAGCAATAGCAACAAACAACACAATGTCTATAGATGACATTATTGAACACTTTAATAGAGCAATGGCTTCTCCAAGTGCAACAGAGGACACTATTGAGATTGCAAGAAATACTATTTCGTATCTCATATTCCTTAAGAATGAAAGTGCTAATAAGCCTTGGTTGGTACTACAGTCTTCACTTGATTGGAAGGACAGACTTAAAGGTGAATACATGCAGTTACAAGACAGACTTAAAAAACTCCGCAAGACACTTGTAAAGCTTGATGCAGGTACACTTGATTTTAAGGGTAAGTCTACTATTCCTGTACTATTGACCCAAGAGAAGCACATGATAGACTATCTTCATACTCTTGAAGTAAGAATGGAACTTGAAGGTATTGACTACTAAAATAAGTAGATATTGCTAATATAGCGGTGTGAATTTAGTGTTCCACACACTCCAAAACAGGAACACTTATTGGTTCTTTAGCTCAACTGGATAGAGCATCAGATTTCTAATCTGAGGGTTACAGGTTCAAGTCCCGTAGGGATTCCCTTAAAAAAAAAAAAAAAAAATATTCCCGTTTAGCTCAATGGTGGAGCGTCCGGCTGTTAACCGGGTGGTTACAGGTTCAAGTCCTGTAGGAATCACTTAAATAAGAATAAAATGAAAATAGAAGAAGCTTTAAAAATAATAAAAGAACATCAGAAGTGGCGTAGAGGAGAGCCTCCTTATGATGGGGAGACACCAGAAGAGTACAAACCCCTACCCTATAGTCCTCAAGTAATTGGAGAAGCTTTAGATGTTTTAATTAAATATGTAGAAAAAAAGAAATGACAGTACTTTATATCACATTAGCAATAGTTATAGTATATGCTATATGCCTAACAGTTAAATGCATTAAGCATAATAGATACTTAAATAAGTATAAAAACTATTTAAAGTATATACCTCTTTGTGAATGTAGCTGCTCTTTAGCTGATAAAGAGTTGAATGTAATAAATGGTTATAGATTTTCAAGTTTCATATTTGAGTATAATCATCAATCTTTACGAGACATGGTACATGTCCTAAATAAAATTAAGGATATGATTAAGGATTATAACTTCTATTCAAGTATAAAGAATGATGACTATCCTACTATATCTTTTGATTTCTGTAAAGAAAAAGAAGAAAGTAATGTTATTAGACTTAGCATAATAGTAAAGAAGAATAAAGATAAATAGTTCTATAGGACCAATAGCTCAGTTGGTTAGAGTAGGTGTCTTATACACACAAGGTCTTAGGTTCAAGTCCTAATTGGTCCACAAAAATAAATAAAGCAATGAAGTACACAGGTTATAGACAACAGCTCAAATGTTCAGAAGTTGAATTATTCAGAATGATAAAATCATCAATGTTCAAAGATGAATTAGATGGGATATTACACTTCTTAAAGTTAGCTGTAAATGGTTATAATGAATTTGCAGATAAACGTAATAAAGACTATAAAGAGAATAATGGTTTGTCTAAGGTTGAATATCCTCATGTAAATCTTTATATTAAAAGAATGGATATAGACAGTAAAGATAAAAATATTGCTAATGATAAATCCATAATAATTGACTTCAATGTCATGTATCCAGATGGAACTAAAAGCAGAGAATTAGATACTTATAAACTTTGTGGAGATGAATAGAAAAGAGCTTAAAATAACTAATGATGAGTTTAGTGTATATGACATACACCCTGAGTATTTAGAGAAAGCTCAAAAAACAATAATAGATGAGCTTTATTTCAAAAGCTAATATTGTGGAGTGGTGTAAATGGTTAACACGTCTGGCTCATAACCAGAAGACATCTAATGTTTATGAGGGTTTGATTCCCTCCTCCGCCACTAATTAAATAAAACTCTATTTAAAATGATTGAAAATAGGTATAAAGCATTTAAGTTATTAAAAGCTATAATATCTGAATATAAAATATATCTTAAGGTAACTAATAAAGAAGGTCATTCAACTTATGATGATTTAACATTAGATGATATAGAATTAGATGAGGATGATATAGTAATAAAGAACCTTCAGAGAGTTAAATGATTATATTTCTGGGTATAGCTCAGTAGGTAGAGTACTACATTTGGGATGTAGTGGTCGCAAGTTCGAGCCTTGCTACCCAGACTAATAAATAAGTAATTAAAATGAGTAATAATAAAACAGAAAAAACAGAAAGAATAGATACTATAATGTCAACTTCATTAAGAGCAGTAATAGATTCTTTAAATGAGAGAAATATAAAAAAAGAGCAAATTATTACAATGTTTCAGAATAATGAAGGACAATATATAGTGCTATATAAAATGTGAGAAAATGGAAGAACATAACACTTATAATGATGAAGAGGTTTGTTATTGTGCTGATTGTCTATCACTAAGAATAGTAGCAATAGATGATATGTGCTACTGTGATAAGTGTGGAAGTACTAATATATTAAGTGGCTCTATATTTGATTGGAGTAGCTTATATGAAAAAAGAAAAGGACATAAATATTTAAATTATAAAAATCATGGAAGAGAATAAAAAGAAAGAGGGTTCTAATGAGCTTACCCCAGAACAGTTGAAAGCTTATGCAAATCAAGTAATGGCTCAAGCTAATAAAGCTATTGAAGAAAACAACTTTCTCAAAAAGAAAATTAATGAACTTTTATATGGAGCAGGTCTTAAAGAAACTGAATTAGCAATTCAGTGTTTGAAATACAAAGACTTGTTTTCTGAAAAGTTTATTAAAGCTATTACAAATAGAATTGAATATGTGCTAACTCCAGAAGCAGAAGAATCTAAAAAAGAGGTAGCAAAAAAAGAAACAAAGGAGGAATAATGGAAGAGCCTAAAGGAGCTGTTAATAAACAAAAAAGTGAACTAATAGTTAATAATGCTTCAAGGACTTCTACATCACTTAATGGTAGCTTCTTTAGAATATGGGTTGAGTTTTTAACACCTATGCACAAACTCTCTAATAGAGAAAAAGACATATTAGCTGAGTTTCTAAAAGAAAGGTTTAAACTGAGTCAATCTATATCAGATAGCTCATTACTTGATAAAGTGCTTATGAGTGAAAACTCCAAACAAAAAATTAAGGAAACCTGTGGAGTATCAGATGCTTTTTTTAGTGGTATTCTTGGTAAACTAAAAAAGAATGGAGTAATAGAGAATGGTGTGATTAACCCATTCTACATTCCAAAGCATTTAAGTCCTAATGATAAGTGTTTTAAGTTCATGCTAATATTTGAATTAGATGGTGAATAATGAAGAATGTAATTGCTGAGCTTTCAAATAAATTGAATTTACCACCATGTATTATAAAAGACTATTATAATGCGTATTGGAAATATATAAAAGAAAGTATAGAATCATTTGATTTTAAACAAGATTTAAGTATAGAAGATTATAATAAGATGAGGGTAAATTTCAATATACCATACTTAGGCAAGTTAGCTTGTACTTATGAAAGACAGCAGAATATTAATAAATTTTTAAAAAAGAAAGAAGATGCTAAACATAAAGAAAGTAACTCCAATGGCTAATTATTTAATTACTACCAAAGAGGAGTACACACAAAAAGATGTTGATGAGATGATTAAAGATACTGGTATAGCTACTGTATCAGTAGGTACTTTGAAAGAGTATCAGAAAGTAGTAGCAGTAGGACCAACAGTAAGACATATAAAGGAAGGTGATTATGTAATTATAAATCCAAAGAATTATGCTAAATATAAGCACCAACCTAACTCTCTTAAAGATGGTGTTATTACTGATAATCCTGTGATTGGGTATAACTTCAGACTTATTGATTTGGACCATGTTACTCACTTAGTACTAACAGACCAAGATATTATGTTTAAATTAGATGAGTTTGAAGAAGAAAAACCTAAATCATCCATTATAAAGATAAATTCAGAAATTATATCATAATTAACAATTTAGCCCTCTCTTAAAAGAGGGTTTTTTAATATTTAAACTATGATAAGATTATTTAAATATGAAGGTTATGAAGTTGTAATAGAGCCTGAGGCTTTACTTCTACTTCCTTTTAAAAGGCTTTACGAGAGAGATAAACAAAAAGATAAATCATTGGCTAAACAAGAATTAGCTTATATTTACTTTATGGGAGACCCAAGGTCTGATTTTCAAATATACATAGATAAAGAAGAAAGGGAAATAGAAATAATTAAAGGTTTAGGAATGCCTAAAGACTGGAAACCAGATGACTTAGTTAATAAAGCTCTGGAATACTATGAAAGTTTTAAACCTATATCAGCAGGTCTTTTAGAGGATACTAAGTATACAGCAGAAAGATTTAGAAAGGAACTTAGAAACTTAGATTTTGACGAGAGAGACGATAAAGGTAAACCTGTACACACCTTGTCATCTATAATACAAACACTAAGACAAATTATACCTCTTGTAGAAGAGTTAGATGAGGCAGAAAGAAAATTAAGCAAAGATATTATAGCTGAAGCTAAGAATAGAGGAAACCAAACTAAAGCATTATTGGAAGATGAAGATTGATTTTAATACATATATTGAGAGCATTAATAAATCTCTAAGAATAGATAGAAAGAATGAAGGCATAGACGATATTACATTCTTTGTACATAAGTTAGCAATAAATAAGAAGATAGGTTCTTTTAAAGAGTATAATTTATCTATATACATTTATGATACAAAAACTAAAGAGTCTAAACGCTATGTGTGTATTAATGCAGTCAAAGATACTAAAACAATAAGTGAGGAATCTATATATAATGAAATAGCATCTGAAGCTATGGTAGCAATGACTAAATCATTAAGTATACATTATAAAGATTTTTTACATAATAAAATGAATTTTTGAAAGTAATAAAAACAAATGGAATTAGAAAATAATTTTTGCATACCTACTAATAAGTATCAAACAGAAATAACTAAAAGTTTCTTAGATACTTTACCTGAGGAAGTTGCAGAGCAATTAATAGATTGTTGTCTTAATATAGATTATGTTAAAAACCTTATAAGTCCTAATAGAAGAAGAGCTATTGATATGCCACATGATGAGCAGGGTAGGGTAATTGTAGACTTCGAGAATCCTCATATACTTGAGAACATGGATTACTTCAGACAAGCTGCTATATTCTTTAAACAGAATGGGTGTTACACCTTTTTAAGACCAAATCCAAATCCTAATAGTGAATATAAAAAGTGGATAACAGAAGAAAAGAGAAGGTGTAGAGAAGGCTATGTAAGAGAATCTGATGGTGAGTGGGTTACTGGTTATATGTACTGGTTTATAAATTATTGTCCTATCATGCTTACTGATATAACAGAAGGTAAGAAGAGTGCTAATAGAATAGAAGACTTCCCAGAGATTTGGGAAGGAATATATTTGAGATTCCACTATATACAAAGAGCAAGAGCTAATGGACATCATGCTATTGAATTAGCAAGGCGAGGTGCTCATCCTTATTTTCAAAAAGTGTTTACTCCTGAAGGCTGGAAAAATTGGGGAGATATAAAAATAGGAGATAGCTTATACTCCTCTAATAATACTATTTGTAAAGTAACCAATATACCATATAACAAAGAAGCACCCTACTATAGAATAACCTTAAGAGATGGAAGAGAAATATATGCTACTGATGACCACCTTTGGAATATTGTGAATAAAGGTAAAGAAATAACAGTAAGTACAACATGGCTACTACAACATTATAAGCACAATAGAAAGAAAAATTATAGAATACCTAATGGTAAAGAGTATAATTGTTTTATTAGAAAAAATGATGGTATTGAAATGCCTTATAAAATTACTAATGTAGAGCCTTATACTTTTGGTCTACTTCTTGGTGATGGGTGTTTTAGAACTGCAAGTTGCTATTATACACAGATTTCTACAGATATGGAAACAGAGAAACAATATATTCCATATAATATAATAAAATGGAAGAACAAGTATGCTTACAGAATTGATATTCCTAATTGGAATAGTATAAAAAAAGAATATGGTCTTGATTTTATAAAATCGGAAGATAAATTCATACCAGATGAATATAAATATAATTCTAAAGAAGTAAGATTAAAAGTACTTAAAGGACTTTTAGATAGTGATGGCTATATACATGGTGGAGTACCAGTACTTACAAGTACTTCAAAAAGGCTTATAGATGATGTTTCTTTTGTAGCAAGAAGCTTAGGATACAATACTAATTTTGTAAAGAAGAAAGCTGGTTATAAGAAAAATGGAGTTTATAAGCAATGTTTAGATTCTTATGAATTAACTATCTATGCTGAACCTGAAATTTTTAATTTATATAGGAAACAGACAAAAGTAAAATATAATAGTAGCAATGCAAAATCAAGAAGAGATAAAACCTGTATAGTAAATATAGAATATATAGGAATAGCACCATGTAAATGTGTTACTGTAGATTCTGAAGATAATTGTTATTTAATAGGAGATTTTGTAAAGACTCATAATTGTGGTAAATCGTATAGTTTAGCTTCTATGATGTCTCATAATTTTGTTTTAGGAGAGAGTAAAGAAGTTACAAAAAGGGTAACTACTATTCTAACAGGCTATTCTAAAGAATACTTAGCTGATAAAGATGGTACTCTTTCTAAGTTTGAACCTATGATTAACTTTGTTGCTGAGAATACAGAGTTTCCAAGACTAAGACTAAGGAACTCTTCTCAAGAAATGTTTTGGCAAATGGGATATGTAGATGATGCTGGAAGAAAGAAAGGCTCTCTTAATAGTGTTATGGGTGTAGCAGTGGCTACTGAAATTAAGAAGTTAAGGGGTAAACGTGGTCATATTTATTTTGAAGAGATGGGTTCTTTCCCAAACCTTCTTGATGTATATGATACTGTAAGGCATGGTATGGAGGAAGGTAATTATACTTATGGATTAGCTTATCTTGTAGGTACTGCGGCAGAAAAGGATTCTGATTTTGAAAGTGCTAAAACACTACTATATCATACTAATGGTTACAACATACAAGGAATAAATAATGTTTATGATAAGACTAAACAAGGAGGTGCTACATTTGGATATTTCTTTCCTGCTTTTTTAAATAGGAAAGGATGTTATAATAAAGATGGGGTATCTGATGTTGTAAAGGCTTTAGTAGAAATACTTAAGGTAAGACATGATGCTAAGTATGGTACTGACCCTAATTCTGTATTTAGAATTATAGCAGAAATGCCTATTACTCCTGCTGAGGCTATTATTAAAGTTAAAAATGCTTACTTTCCAATAACAGCTTTAACAGAAAGAACACATCAACTTGACACAGATTCTAAAGCATATGATGATATATTAATAGGAAAACTTATAGAAGATAAAGAGAGTGTTAAATTTATTCCAACTAATGATACTCCTATTAGAAAGTATAAGGTAGATAATGATACTCCAGGAGCTTTAGAAATATATGAGCCTCCTCAAAGAGATATAAATGGTAAAGTATTTATTAACAGATATATATTAGGGCTTGACCCTGTTAATAATGACCAAGCTGAATCAACATCTCTTATGTCTGTATTTGTATTAGATTTATGGACAGATAGAATAGCAGCAGAATATACTGGCAGACAACAATTTGCTGATGATGGATATGAAATAGTAAGATTATTATGCTTATTTTATAATGGTAAATGCCTTTATGAAAATAATATAAAAGGACCTTATGCTTACTTTCAAAAGATGCAGTGTACTCATCTATTAGCAGACACTCCAGAATATTTAAGAGATAAGCAGCTGGTTAAATGTAGTTCTTTTGGTAGTAGTAGTAAGGGAGTAACAGCTACAGCTCCTATAAATAATTATGCAAACCAATTAATTAGAGATTGGCTTTTAAAGCCTGTACCTATAATAGTTAAAGAAGGAGATACAGAAATTCAAAAGAATATAGCGAATTTATATTTTATTAGAAGTAGAGCTTTATTAGCTGAACTTATAGAATTTGATGCTGTAAGAAACTTTGATAGGGTAAGAGCATTAGGTATGGTTATGCTCTATAGAGAAGAACAAGTCATACTATATGGTCCTTCTTTAAGAGAAGATAATAGAGTGAAAAAGAACTATTTAGGTAATGATGACTATTTTAATAGAAACTATAACACTCAGAACTAAATAATTATAAGTATTTTACTTTTAAATTTGTACTTAATTTATTTTATATATAAATTTGCAAAAAATTAAGCAATGGATGAAATTAATAACTATATAAGATTACCTCAACAGCAATTACCTATGTCTAAAAAGACTAAGGCATGGAGGAAACAACATCTTCAGTGGGCAGATAAAAATGCCTCTTGTAGCTATGCTCCAGTTAGAAATTCAGTAATCCATAAAAAGATTAATTATGATTTATTTAACGGAAAGCTACACATGGAAGATGTTGAAGCTGTTTTAAATCCAGAACACTTAAAAGAGAAAACCACTCCTGCAAGTATTCAGCATTATCCTTTAATGTTTAGTAAACTTCAGGTATTAAGAGGGGAGGAGTATAAAAGACATACAGATTTTAGAGTAGTTATAACAAATCCTAATTCTATATCTGAAATAGAGGAAACTAAAAAAGGAGAGCTTGTACAGCAGCTTCAACAATTAATACAAGAAGAATCTCAATCAGAAGAAGAATTTAATCAGAAGTTAGAAAAGCTATCTGATTACTTTACTTACAACTGGCAGGATATGAGAGAAATTAGAGCTAATAATTTATTAAACCATTATTATAAAGAATATAGTATGCCTATCATATTTAATGATGGTTTTATGGATGCTTGTATTGTTGGAGAAGAAATATATCAATGTGATATTAGAGGTGGAGAACCTATTATTGAAAAGATAAATCCACTTAAGATTAGAGTATTTAGGTCTGGTTTTTCTAATAAGATTGAAGATGCAGATATTGTAATACTTGAAGATTATTGGTCCCCAGGACAAGTAATTGATGCTTACTATGATGTATTAACTAAAAAAGATATTGATTATCTTGAGAAGGGCAGTAATCCTACTGAAGATGATAGTATGGGACATAGAGATGAGAGAAATGAGTTTGTTAATCATCACATGATGTCAGATGTTATTTCTTGGGGTTCTGATGAAAATGGTATGGGATATTACTTTGACCCTTTTAATTTATTTTCTGATGGTACTGATGATTTAATGCCTTTTGATACTAATGGTAATGTTAGAGTATTAAGAATGTACTGGAAGTCCAGAAGGAGAATTAAAAAGGTAAAAAGCTATGACCCTGAGACAGGAGAAGAAACTTTTAACTTTTATCCTGAGACTTACGTAATAAATGAAGCTCTTGGTGAAGAAGAGGAAACTCTTTATATAAATGAAGCTTGGGAAGGTACAATGATTGGTAAAGAAATTTATGTGAATATGAGACCAAGAGTTATTCAATATAACAGATTATCCTGTCCAAGTAGATGTCATTTTGGTATTATAGGTTCTATATACAACATCAATGATAGCAGACCTTATAGTTTAGTAGATATACTAAAATCATACAATTATTTCTATGATGCTGTACATGACAGACTCAATAAGCTTATAGCTAAAAACTGGGGTAAACTTGTTAGACTTGATTTAGCAAAAGTACCAAAAGACTGGGAGATAGATAAATGGCTTTATTTTGCTAAGAAAAATAGTCTTATGATTGAAGACTCTTCTAATGAAGTAGGAGCTGCAAGAGTATTAGCTGGAGGTCTTAATAATGCAAGCACTGGAGTTATAGATGCTGAATTGGGTAACAGTATCCAGATGTATATTAACTTACTTGAATTTATTAAAATGGAAAGCTCTGAAGCTTGTGGTATTACAAGACAAAGAGAAGGACAAATTAGCAATAGAGAAACTGTAGGAGGTGTAGAAAGGTCTCAATTACAAAGCTCTCTTATTACAGAATGGATATATGCAATACATGAGGATGTAATAAAAAGAACTCTTGAGTGCTTTCTTGAAACTGCTAAAATAGCTATGAAAGGTAGAAGTATGAAGTTTTCTTATATAACATCTACAGGAGCGCAAAAAATAATGGACATAGATGGAGATGAATTTAGTGAGAATGACTATGGTTTAGTGATGGATAATAGTACTGAAACTCAAGAACTTAAGCAAAATATTAATATGATTGCCGTTCAAGCTCTTAATAGGCAAACTACTTCACTTGCTACTATCTTAAAACTCTATTCATCTTCTTCACCTGCTGAAAAGATTAGAATGATAGAAAATGATGAGAAGAAAGCTATGGAAACACAATCTCAACAAGCTCAAGCACAACAGCAGTTGCAGCAGCAACAAGTTCAAGCTCAAATGCAGTTAGAACAGCAGAAATTAGAGCAAGAAGAAAGGTTTAATGAAAGAGACAACCAAACTAAATTAATGATTGCTCAGATAAATCATGCTGATGATGGTATTCAAGAACCTTATTCTATAGAGGCTCAAGAAAAATTAAGAGAGAGCATGAGACAGTTTAATGAAACTATGCAATTAAATAGAGATAAACTTGCACTTGATAAACATAAAGTAGAATTAGATGCAAGTCTAAAAAGACAAGCTTTAAATAAGAAAACTAATAATACATAAAAGATATGTCAATATTTACAGATGAAATGATAGAGGAAATCAGAGAACGATTAGTCCAAAAAGGCATAAAAGATACTCAAATAAGGTTAATCAAAGACTCTGAAACTCTTACAGGAGAAGAAAGTTTTGTTATAGTAAAAGATGGTGAAAACATTAGAATACCTTTACAGAAGCTATATGATGAAATAGCAATTCTTAAATCAGCAGAAGGTAGAGATATTTTTAATGTTAGTAACTATGTTGTAACCAATGATATAACAGGAGAACATAATGGAATATTAACACTTGCTGCTGCTATTAGTGCTACACCAGAAGCACTTAGAAAAGTAGGACAGATTATAACATTCAAAACAGCAGAAGGTAAATGGAAAAGATACCAGATGGTAGGTAAAACAGATAACTCTTGGATAGAAAGTAACTTCGTAGATATTTCTGCTGAACAAAAACAAGTTACTGTACCATCTAATATTTCTTACTTTAATAATGATTCAAAATACATAACTGAATCAGCCTTAACATCTACTTTATCTAAGTATACCAAAACTGGAGATATAAAAAACTTAGTAGAACAGTATGCTCCTACTAATGAAGATTCACTAAATACATGGTCTTATATTGAAGGTAATTTAGAAATAAATATAGAAGAAAAAGAAACAACTCAAAATTCTTAGATATGAACGAACTTATAAAATATTTTGATAAGCTATCATTTACAAAAGGTAGTGAAAAGTTTATATATAAAATATTAGATTCTGCAGCAGCAAGAGATGTAACTCTATTTACACCTGCTGCAAATCTATTAAATATTACAAGCGGTGATAATTACCAGACTATACTTAGTAAAATAAGTAAATGGTTTAATAGTTTTGCAAAAGTAGCATTTTCAGGTGATTATCAAGAATTAAACAATAAACCTATTATACCAATAGTTGGTAGTGGTAATTTTATAATTAAAGTTAATAATACTAATGTAGCTTCTTTTAATGCCAATCAAAATAATGACACCGAGTTATCTTTAAGTATCCCTAAGATAGATGATAATATAGCCAGTGAAGAAACTACTTATTCATCTGTTTATATTAATGAATTAATATCTAAAAATAAACCTCAAGATATTGGTACTATTATTGATGACACTCAGTTACTATATGATAAAACATGGTCATCTAATAAAATAGACAAATACATCGGTAAGGGAATATTAACTATAAAAGTTAACAATGAAATAAAAGCTACATTTGGAGCTAATCAAAGTAGTAATACGGAATTTAATATTAACTTACCAACAATGTCTACTATTCAATTTGAGGTAGTAGATACTTTGCCTATATCTGGTAATGCTGGAACTATTTATTTTATAAAGAATAATTCTGATGAAGATAATGATACAAGAGATGAATATGCTTGGATTAATGATAAGTGGGAAAATATAGGAAAGCATAAAGTTACTAATCTTATTGCAGGTACAGCTATAGATATTAATGATGATGCAAGTGTTAATGTTAAATATGATACAGACACATTGTATATTAATGATAATGGAGAGTTAGCTGTTAAAAGGTTATCATTTGACGGGGATTTCTTGAAGAAAATAAAAGATATGGATGCTTATACTAATGAAGCTCCTATAGGAGAGATAGTTATGTATGTAGGTCCTACTGTATATGATGATAATGAAGCTGAATTGTACCATCATGGTTATATTTATGAAAGAGTAGCTATTACACCTACAACTCCAAAAGAAACAGTTACAATACCTGTTGATACTGATGTAGTAACATTTAGTAATGGTAAAAAAGTGTACAAGCATGACTTTACTACTATTTATAACTTTGCAGCATGTCGTCCAAAAACTGTAGAGGCTTTAGATGGAGGTACTTTTACTAATGCAAATAAATGGACACCACTTACTCTGTCAATAGCAAAAGTAGGGGATGTATTATACTATTATGATAATATAAATAATAGAGCTACTATTGAATCTATAGACTATTATATAAGCAATGTGGGGTACCAACAAGGACAATATCATATTAATGTTACAGCAAACAGTGAAGAAGACGCTTATGAAGTAGCTAAAAATAATGGTGCAATATTTACTGCTCCTGGTAATAATGGATTTGCTAAGGTACAAGCTGTAAATGTAGTAACTGATGATAATAAGCATTACAAACTAACAGGAGCTTCATCAAATACCAGTATGAGTTCTGCAAATAATGGACACTGTTTCATTGCTGAAGATGGAGAAATGTTTTGGTCTGATTTTTACCAACGAATACAAAGATTATCAGATGAGCCAATAGTAGACCAGTATAGATTGTATGCTATATATAGAGCAGAAAGAGACTGTACTCCTAAATATGATATTGATGATTCAGATTTTGTTTTAAAACCCAGAAGCCAACAATCAAAATCTTCTTACTATGACCCATTTTTAAATCTTACTGATAACTGTATTGTTTCAGTTAGTAAGCTTACATCTCCTGTAGTTATTGAAATTCAATCTGAAAGTCAAGAAGGAAGTCAGCAAACAGAAGGTCAAGAAGAAGAAAAACCGTGGAAAAGAATAGATGTACAACCTAACAACGGTAATATCAATTTTGGAGACCAGGATACTCAGTATTCTGTAGGTCCAGGTTTATCCATAACTAATAATATTATCACAGCAAATGTAGATAATGAAACCATTATTACTGACAAGAACGGTAAATTAAAGGCTATAGTAGATACTCAACTATCAGATAATAGTAGCAACCCAATAGCCAATAGTGCAGTACAAGCAGCAATAGAAGCTATTAGACAAGCTTTAGCAGGTTTACCCGTAGCTATGGAGTTGAGTGGCAATAATTTAATATTAAAAGACCAAGCAAATAATGCTGTATCTACAATAGATACCACATCTTTTATTAAAGATGGAATACTTGAAACTGCTCAACTTATCAAAGTTGCAGAAGCAGGAGTAGATGTAGAAGCTCCATACTTTAAATTTGTATTTAATGCTGATGCTAATAAGGCTCCTATTTATGTGTCATTAAAAGACTTTGGTAGTGTACAAATAGAAACAGATAATTATTTATCAAGTGTATCTACTAATCCTGTACAAAATAAAATAGTTAATGATGCCTTAAATACTAAATTAAATAAAAATGCCTTTGAATATAATGAAGTAGAAGAATGTTTAATAATTAAAACTGAATAGTAATGACTAAATACATAAGTAAAATAAAAGTAGGTAATGTAGAGTATCCTATAAAGGATACTGCTGCATCTACTCGTATTGAAGAACTACAACAAAGTGTTAACAATGTAACAACGACACCAGGACCTAAAGGAGATGATGGTATAACTCCTCATATTGATTCTACAACAGGTAACTGGTTTATAGGTAATACTGATACAGGAGTTAAAGCACAAGGCGTTGATGGTAAATCAGCATATCAAATAGCAATAGACAATGGTTTTGTAGGTACTGAAACAGAGTGGCTTAATTCTTTAAAAGGTCAAGACGGTAAGGGTATTGAAGGTAAATATCTCAAACAAATTGACAACTTGGATAGTTATCAAGGAGTTAACGGCGAGATTGTAGAGTATACAGGTACAACTGATAATAATTATACAAGAGGATTTATATATGAAAAGAAAGGTAACTCAGATTCTTATACTGTTGAATCTGGTACTAATTCTATAACAATTACAGGTGCAGACATTACTGTTGGCAGTCAAGATGACCTTTCTAAAATATTAGGAAAGCCATTTTATCCTGTTGACTATATAACGTATGATGCAAGTAACCTTTTAATAGGAGCAACCAGAAGTGGTCATTTAAAAAATGGTGTCTTGTTTTCAGATACTACAGTAAATAATAATCTGTTATATAAAGGAGTAAGTATTTATAATCCAACTGGTAATTATGCTTATCTTGTTCCTGATGATGTAGAAGAGTTCCAACGTAACTATCCTAATGTAACATTATATAATATTAATTACACTACTAAAAAATATATATATAGTGATAATGAACCAAGTTCAATTAGATACAATGATATAGTTAACAACTTTAAACATGTATGTATGGCTGAAGATGGTACAAAAATCTATATTTCGTTCGATGTAGCTAACGCAGACCAAATATTTAGTTATACAGTTGTATTACTGTTGGATGAAAATGATACACCAATAGCAAAATTTAATAATTTACAAGGTATTATTGAACAAGTACAAAGCCAAAAGATAATCAGCAATACTTCTTGGCAGCAAATTGTACCTCCAAATCAAGTTGCAGAACAGCAGTCTAATACTTTTAAAGTACTATCAGCAAACAATGTTATTACAAATATCAATGAATTAGTTTCAGCTAATTCATTATCTAAGAATGATATTATAATATTAACAGATATTGACAGCACAAAAACTTATCAACATACTGTTAACAATACAACAAAAAATTTTAGGGGAGACGCTGATTGTGATTTGATTTTCCGTTATTGTGGAAACAATGAGTTTAAACCTATTATGTTTGGAATATTATGATATTAAATAAATATGATAATAATATTGTATGGTAAAAAGTTAATGTAATTAAATATTTTACTAAATAATTTGTTTAAACAATAATAAATAACTAATTTTGTAACATTTAAAAATAATAAGTATTATGGCAGTAAAAACAACAGAACAACTTAAAAGTGCATTTAGTGCAGGTAAGTACCCAACGGCAGCAGATTATGCTGACTTAATTGATTCATTAGCAGGTGGTTCAGGAATTGAAACATTCACTTCTGATTCAAATATGTTTAGTTCTAATAAATCAGTTGGAGCAGTAGAAATCATTGTTAATAATTATAGTTCTGATAGTTCCATCAGTGTTCCCACTACCAATGGCAGTACTACTTTCAATGTGCCGGCGTATGGTGCAATAGCTTTCGTCAAAATTGATGATTCAAGCAACTACTGGGCACCTGTTGCACTCCCAATCCAGCAAGGTGGTTCTAATGGTGATAGCCAAGGAAGTTAGACAGAAGGATTATTAAAACTAATATATCTCAAATGTATTACCTATCTGAGTGTTTAATAATCAAAAATGAAAATCAACGCTTGATTGAGCATTTGCAAGATAATGCTCAGTCAGGCATTGAACATTTTTATATCTATGATAATGAGAGTGATGTCTCTGTAAAGTCTTTTTTAGAAAACAATGCTCCTGAATTATTGTCTAAATGTACTATAGAAGTTTACACTGACCATAGTATTACTATGCAAGAATCTTGTTATGCTAAGTTCTTAAAAGAGCATGGGAAAGAGACTAAGTGGGTTACTTTTATTGATACTGACGAAATTTATGAAGGTGATTTACTATCTCTATGTAAACAGAATGAAGATAAGGCAGGCTTTTATTTTGATGGGATAGTACATGGTTGTAATGGTCATGCATGGGCTAACAATAAAACTATGAGGGAGAACTTTTATGAAGATGTTATTCTTTATTGGTTTTATAGGAAATGTTGTATACAGGTACAATACATTAAAACCCAATTAGTTCATAGTACAGTATTAAATACAGACAAAGAGATTATAATTATAAAAAACAGTCCAAGTGAAAATATAAAACTTCATCACTACTACTACCAATCATTTGAAG